CTTCGACTCGATGGTGACCGGAATTCTGCAAGGCACGCAGACGTGGCACCAGACCATGCTGCGCTTCTTCAGCGACATCCTCACCGGCTTCATCGGCATGGCCGAGAAGATGGTGACGAAGTGGGTCGAAAGCGAACTCATCCAAACCTCGACGACACAAACCGGCGTCGCTGCACGCACCGCTGCAAAGACCGCAGGCGAAAGCGAAGGGCTTGCCGCTCACTTTGAGGCGCTCATCAAGCAGATCACCGGAGACGCGGCGGCGACCTACTCGGGCGTCTTCGCCTTCCTCTCGCCGGTCATGGGTCCGCTCGCTGCGGTCCCGGCTGGCGCGGCGGCGGCACTCGTCGCCGGTATGGAGGCGCTCGTTCCGTCCTTCGATGTCGGCGCATGGAACATCCCGAGCAGCGGCCTTGCTATGGTCCACGCGGGCGAAACCATCCTGCCTGCTGGTCAGGCCCAATCCTTCCGCGAAGCAGTCGGCAACGGTGGCGGCGTGGGTGGCGGTTCCACACAGATCAGCATTGCCTGCCTTGACCGGCGCGGCCTCAAGCAACTCCTCATGGAGAACGCGGACCTCGTGGCGGCGGCGGGCAACAGAGCCTCGCGCAACTTCAACCAGAACGCAGCACAGGGCTGGAAGTAGGGCATCATGTCGAGCAGTGTTTTCCCGTCGCTCCCGGGCCTCGGCTTCGATGTGATTCGCACGCCGATGTGGAGCAACAACCGGCAGACGGCTGTGAGCGGTGTGGACACCCTCATCGCATATTGGTCCTTCCCGAAGTGGCAGTACGAACTCACTTACAACTTCCTGCGCCAAGGCACGCGCGACAACGACGACTACAGCGAGTTCGCTACGCTCGCGGCCTTCTTCAATACCATGATGGGCCAGTTCGATTCCTTCCTGTACGACGACAGCGACGACGACAGCGTGACCGGGCAGGGCATCGGCACGGGCGACGGCGCGACGCTCAACTTCCAACTCGTGCGCGCCATGATCGGCCCCCCGAGCTTCGTCGAACCCATCCTCGCGCCGAACGTCGTCAGCGCGGTCTATGTGGATGGCGTAGTCGTCAGCGCATCGAACTACACAGTGAACGCATGGGGCACGACCACGCCCGGCGTCATCAGCTTCCACTCAGGGCACGCGCCTGCGGCTGGCAAAGCGGTGACGGCTGACTTCACCTACTACTTCCCCTGCCGTTTCAACGACGACACGCTCACCTTCAACAAGTTCATGAATCAGCTTTACGCCGCAAAGAGCGTGAAGTTCACCACCATCAAAATCGGGATTGACGCCTCATGAAGAACGTCAGCCCGCAGTTCATGGCCGTGCTCGAAAGCGGTCAGTTTTTCGAGGCCGACCTCTACGAGTTTGCGCTGGTCGGCGGCGACACCTACCGCTATTGCAGCGGAGATCAGGGCCTTCAGTGGAACGGCCAGTTCTGGTCAAGCGGCGGCACCACCGGCCCCTACATGCCGCAGACGACGAACCGCGCGCTCGGCACGTGGAACGCTGGCCTCGAAGCGGCGAGCATCTCATTCTATGTCAACCCCGGCGACGGTGAGGTGGGCGGCTTGAGCTTCGTCAACGCAGTCAGGAACGGCCTGTTCGACGGCGCGAGCTTCAACCTCTATCGCGCAGTGATGACGACCTATGGCGACACCTCGCCCGGCACGGCCCTGATGTTCAGCGGACGCATCACCGAGATCAGCCCGGCAGGTCGCTCATCGTGCAACATCAACGCGAAAAGCTGGACGGACATACTCAACACGAACTTGCCGCACGAAGTCTTTCAAGCGGGCTGCCTGAATACCCTCGGCGATAGCCGCTGCACCATCGACCTCTCCGCGCTCGCCGTCACCGGCACTGTGGCAGCAGGCAGCACCGCAGCGCGCATCCAAAGCAACGACGTGACGAACCCATCGGGCTACTTCAGCCTCGGCAAGATCATGATGACCAGCGGCGTGAACGAAGGGCAGCTTCGCTTCATCCGCACCGCCTCCTTCGCCACGCAGCAGGTGATGAACATGCTGTTCCCCTTCCCGAACCCTCCGGCACCCGGCGACACCTTCACCGTGTACCCCGGCTGCGACAAGACCATGGGGACCTGCCTCGGCACCTTCGCCAACCTCGCAAACTTCCGCGCGCAGCCCTTCACCCCTGAAAACTCGACGGCGGTATGACGAACCAGCAAGAAGACATCGAACGCTCTGCCGTGCTCGCCCATGCAAAGCTGTGGCTCGGCACGCCGTATCATCCCGAGGCGCGCGTCATCGGGGTGGGCGTGGACTGCGCCACCATGATCGCGGAGACGTATCAGGGCGCGGGGAAAATCCCGATGCAGGACATCGAACACTACCCGCCTGACTGGCACCTGCACCGCAGCAAAGAACGCTACCTCGAACACGTCTTCCGCTACGCGAAGGAACTCCCTGAGGAGAACCCTCGGGCAAAACTGCCGGGCAACCTCGTGCTGTTCCGCTTCGGACGTTGCTACAGTCATGGGGCCATCATCGTGAAGTGGCCGCGCATCATCCACGCCTACCTCGACACCTCTGTCTGTTACGAGAACGTCGAGGCGGCGAAGTGGCTGAACACCATCGGGGAGGCCACCGACGACATCGGGAAAGCGAGGCCGAGAAAATTCTTTAGCTTGTGGGAGTAGCGCATGACCAGTCTGCTAGGCGCGAAGACGACGCAGGCAGCGGCAACGCCAGTCGCGGGCGGCGTGAACGTACAGACAAGCGCACTCGGCAAGTGCATCCCGATTGTGATGGGCGCGAACAAGATTTCGCCGAACCTCATCGACTACCTCGACTTCAAAGCGACGAAGCAAAGCACGGGCGGCGGTAAGGGCGGCGTTGCTGGCGGCGGCGGCGGTAAGGGCGGCGGCGGTTCAAGCAGCTACCTCTACAGCGCCACCGTGTTGCTCGGCCTCTGCGAAGGCCCCATCACCGGCATCGGCACCATTTGGAAAGACAAGAACGTCACCACTGCGGCGGCGCTCGGGATGAGCACCTTCCTCGGCACCTACCCGCAGGACCCGTGGGACTACCTCGTCTCGAAGTATTCGACCAGCGGCACGCTAACGACCACCGTGCCGCTCACGCCGCCCTATCAGGTGCGAGTCTGCCCGGCGAACCAGTTCATCGACGACGGCGGCGTCACCGGCCAATCATCGCACGCGACCTTCACGCGAGTGACCCACGCGCCGACCTCGGGGCAATACGAGGTGTTGCAGTCAGGCGCGACGACGCAGGTGTACCTGTTCAACTCTGCGGACAAGGGCAAGAAAGTCGCCATCACCTACCTCGATGGCTACAACCGCACATCGCAGACCGCGAATTATCAGATTCCGACCAGCGCGCCTTATCAGATCAGGGTGCAGGGCCAGTACGGCTACCCGGTCACGGACAAGGGCGTTGCGTCAATCAACATCGGCTACATCCCTGTCGGCTCGTCCCCTGCTTCTGGCCAGTACACGATAAGCGGTGGCCTCTACACCTTCAACGCAGCGAACGCAGGCGCGGCGGTGACGATCAAGTTCGCCTCGACCACGACGACGGGCAACTACCGCGCACTCGGCTACAACGGCCTCGCGTACCTTGCCGCGCCGAACTACCAACTCGGCACCTCGCCGAACATCTCGAACCATCAGGTCGAAATCTTCGGCCTGTTCTACCAGTCGGCGGGCACCTTCACGCCGGACGCCGACGCAAGCCTCGTCGTGACAGGGCTACTTGATGGCGACCCCTACGGCGTCGGCTTCCCGAGCGACATGATCGGCGACCTCACCGATTATCAGAACTACACCATCGCCTCCGGCCTTCTGTTCTCGCCCGCCTACACGGACCAGCAACAGGCGAGCGCGATGCTCACCGACCTCGCCACGCTCAGCAACTCGCAATGGCTGTGGGCGAACGGCGCGCTCACCCTTGTGCCTCTCGGTGACTCTACCATCACCGGCCACGGCAAGACCTACACGCCTGACCTGACGCCGCTGTTCGACCTCACTGATGACGACTTCGTGGTGGAGAGCGCAGGCGACGACCCGATTCAGCTTGACCGCATGAACATCGCCGACGCGGTGAACATCATCAGCCTCGAAATCCTTGACCGGGGCAACCAGTACAACACCGCCATCGTTCAGGTTAAGGACGAGGCACGCATCGAGCAGTACGGCGAGAAGCCGCAGCAGACGGTGCAGGCGCATCAAATCTGTTCGCCTTCCATCGGGCAGGTCAGCGCGAACCTGATGCTCTCTGCGCAGGGGCGGATGAACACCTACACGTTCACGCTCAAGCGGCAGTACATGGTGCTCGACCCGCTCGACCTCGTGACGCTCACGGATGTGAAGATGGGGCTGGACCGCGAACTCGTGCGGATTCAGACGATCACTGAAAACAGCGACGGCACCTTCACGATGACCGCGCAGGAGATGCTGGTCGGCTCGGCGACGGCAGAAGCGGAATACGGCTTTCAGGACACCGACCAGTACAGCGCGAACTACAACGAAACGCCGAACGACATCAACCCACCCGTGCTATTCGAGCCTACCGCGCAGCTTGCGCAGGAGCTTGCCGTGTGGCTTGCCATCAGCGGCGCAGATAATTGGGGCGGCACCGACGTGTGGCTCTCGACGGACGGCAACACCTACCAGTACATCGACAGGGTGGTGAAGGGCGGCTCCCGTACCGGCTCGCTCACCGCAGACCTGCCGACATTCACTGCGGCATCGCAGGGCCAGACCATCGACACGGTGAACACGCTCAGCGTTGACCTCACCGAGTGCGACGGCCAGTTGCTCACGGCATCGAACTCCGATGCTCTCGCGCTCTCAACGCTGATGTATGTGGACGGCGAGTTCATCGCCTACCAGAACGCCACGCTCACCGACGTGAACAACTACGATCTCAGCTACCTCGTGCGCGGCTGCTACGAGTCAACCATCAGCGACCACGTGCCCGGCGCGCGTATGTGCCGCGTGGACAGCAGCATCATCAAGATTCCCTACGCGAGCAATCAGGTCGGCCAGACCATCTACCTGAAGTTCGCCAGCTACAACATCTTCGGCGGTGGTCAGCCGACGCTCGACACGCTGACGCCGTACACTTACGTGCTGCAAGGCACCGCGTTCAAGTCGCCGCTCGATGCGCCCGCCAACCTGCGCACCACCTACGTCGGCGACATCACGCAGATCACGTGGGACGAGGTTCAGGACTTCCGCCCCATCCTCTACGAAATCCGCAAGGGCGACACGTGGGAGAGTTCGCAGGTGCTCGGGCGCTATGCTCACCCTCCCTTCAACGTCCTCGGGGACGATAGCTATTGGGTAGCCGCGCGCACTGAGCCGGTTGCCGGTGTCGTCGTTTACTCTGACCCGGAAGAAATCATCATCGACGGCGCGAGCCTCGTCAGCAACGTCATCGCCTCACACGACGAGCGCGCAACGGGCTGGACCGGCACACTCAGCGGCTCGGCCTACATCGACGGCGACGATGATGTGAGCACGGGCGGCGGCGGCGACATCCTCGGCATCCCTGACATCCTC